TATCCGTTTACGATTGAAAAGGTCAAATACTAATGCAAATACTAACACTTGATAACAGAACGTTCTACTTGAACGACCTCCCTGAGGAGATTGATGAAGACATGCGTTTTGCTGTCATGGATAATTCAGATCCACAAAATCCTGATTACTTCTACTTACCGTTGGTATTTTTAGAGAGTTTTACGGGTCCTGCGGCAGTACTAAAAGTAGGACCACATGAGATTGCAATGCCGTTAGACTGGTGTGCAATCGTTGGAGATCCAACAGGTCCAGACATGGAAGTGCTACCGTTAACTAGTTTGAACGACAGGGGATTTAAAACATTCTGTTTTAATCCATTAAGCAGTTTCCGCCCTGAATTTCATGAAATTGACATCATTGATGTGTACCAAGATGTTAAGTGGTATTTCCCAAAGATGCGTCCAGGTCAACTATTATGTACTCCACTACACGCTGGAGAGAAACCATTGTGTGCTTACTTTGTCAAAGAGGTCAGTCGTCAAAGTGAGATTGTAGATTATTCACGTTGCTGGTAAAAAATGGGAAATCTTAAACCAGGTGCAACCTACATATACGAACGGCAAGGCGGCACTATCTACGCTCGCGAAATGGGTGCGCCAGCCGCTGACAGATTTGCGATAGGTTGGGATTGGGAGCCAGAAGACAATCCCTCTAGAGTTAGAAGTGCGAGTCCAGACAGTATTTTAGAAGCACAACTTTGGTATAAAATTAAAGAAGCATCACTGACTAATCCTACTTTACAAGAAGCCATTGAACGTGTTAAACTGTTGTATTACTTGAGCAAAGAAAAAGATGGCACTTGATATTAAGCGTGAATTAAACGGAGTAGACAAGAAAATCTATGATTTTTATGACAAGCTCTCTGACCAAGAAAAGAAAGAATTTAGCCCGTATGTATTGATGCGTTATGTTAGCAACGTACAAGGTGATTCAGATATTCAAGCATGGTTTGTAGAAATGACCAATGAGATGGTTAATAAAAATCACTGGGACTTGAGCAAGAATCACAAGGCATTGCTGTGGAAATTGTTTGCGGCGTGTGGCGCAGGCATTGCTTGTTATCATCCGTATCTAAAAGCAAACTCAAAAGAAAAAGCCAACAAGATTGAAAAACTTATTGCAGAATTAAACCCTGCAATGAAGATGTCCGAAGTCAAAATGCTTGCCAAGATGATGGATAAGAAAGACAAAGAAGAACTGTTTGACAAGATGGGCTTTGACAAAAAGCAACGTAAGGACTACGAATAATGCAACTGGCAGAACAGCCGTTTAATTGTGTACATTGTGGGAAGAGATTCATGCAGGAGAAAACTCTGTATGCCCACATGTGCGAAAACAAACGTAGGTTCATGCAAAAGGATGAGAAGCGTGTTCAAACAGGTTTTATGGCATTCAATCGCTTTTGGCAACTAACACAAAATGCCAAGAAAGAAAAGTCATACGAGGACTTTTGCAAGAGCCCTTACTACAACGCATTCGTTAAGTTTGGTAGTTTCATTAACAATGTGAGACCTATATATCCAGACAAGTTTATTGACTTTGTGATCAAATCAGGCGTGAAATTAGACCACTGGTGTCGTGATGAATTGTACGAGCAGTACCTGTATGAGATGTTAAAAGTTGAACCAGTTGAAGCCGCAGTACAAAGAAGTCTTACAACAATGATGGACTGGGCAGAAGCTAACAATTCATTCTTTACACACTACTTTACCTATGCAAGTGTTAACAAAATTGTTCAACATATTAGAGATGGTAGAGTGAGTCCCTGGATGGTACTGAGCAGTAAGAGTGGGCAAGAAGTTATTAAAGGTCTTAATCAAGACCACTTGTCGCTTGTATTGCCGGCAATGGATTTACAGTTTTGGGTTACTAAAATTAACAAGAGCAAAGATGATGCTAAGGTTGTAAAGGAAGTGATTAAGGAGGCAGGAATCCTATGAGCCAACCATTACCCTATTCAAATAAATTAGCTGATTTCTGTAGAGCGTTTGATGCGACTCCAGAACGAAGTGATAAGAAATTCTATCGAAGAGACAGACTAGCCTTTACGGATTATAACAATCCTGAGGTTCAGTTTAAAACTGAAACAGTAGACGCTATAGCAATACATATTCCACTCTATAGACTAGATGACTTTGTAAGTTCAATTCCTGCTGAACGTTGGAAAGAGATGGAAATTAGAGATCAAGTTCCTGCCGTTAAGTTAGCCTATGAACGTTATAAAATGTTATTAAAAATGTGCGGAGGAGATTACGATGCCGGATATTGATATCGACTTTGCTGATAGAACAAAAGTGCTTGATATTATCAAGCATGTCCCTGCAATCTTAGAAGGCGGGAAGAAACATAACACTGGCGTGTATTGCCATGAGATTCCTATGAATCCTTTAACTGGCAATGCTAGTATTAATTACAACGAAGCAGAAGATAGAGGATACTTTAAGATAGACTTTCTTAATGTAAACATCTATGCAGGTGTAAAAGATGAGGCACATCTAAAACAGCTAATGGAGGTAGAACCACTATGGGATCTATTGGAACAGGACGAGTTCACGAATCTGCTCTTTCACGTGAATGGGCACGGGAGCGTATTGAGAAAAATGAAGCCGAGAAGTATAGAACAGCTTGCGGCCGTACTGGCCGTCATAAGACCAGCAAAGAGACATTTGATAGGGAAACCGTGGGACGAAGTACTACAGGATGTTTGGATCAAGCCAACGACTGATGAATATTACTTTAAGAAGGCTCACGCAGTTGCTTATGCGGCGGCCATTGTAGTGCAGATGAATTTAATTTGCGAAGGTATTAGCTACGGGTTTTCTTAGGAGCACGTACTAATTGTATTGATTTGCGTTTGATACGCTTTTCTGCTATTTCGCTCAAATTTACACTTGGCCCAAATATTAGTGTTACATCTTTGCTGTTAAAAGTTTTGATGTAGGGCCTAAAAATAGTCATTTCTGCTTTTAGGAAAATGTTGATAGGAATCTTACGATTACTTTCCCACCACCATGTATCACCTAATTCTAAGAAACTTTGCTTTTCAAAATCTGTACGGATTATGCCGAAATCGTAAATGCTAGTAACGTTATTATCTAAGTTTAAGATGATGCCGATATACTCTTCTTCGTTGCATTTTATACAACTGATAAAGGGAAAATTCTTCTGAAATTCTTGGTCTTTGTTACTCTTTGATATCGCCATAAATATGTATATGTTAAAACTACCAGTCTATTTATATACCAACCGTTACCAGATATTACTAGATTTGGACACAAATCAAGGAGTTAACCGCGTCATGTACCAAAGAAACTTAACAATTCAAAAAGGATTGAAAAATAGCATTCAAATCCAATTTAAAAACAGTGATCAAAAGGCTGTGCCTGTTCACAACATGACATTCATGTTCAACATGTTCAACTCTTTAGACAACACTCAATTGTTAAGCAAGCGATTAGAAATACTTGATGACGGTGCAACAACTAACACACGTGGTTTGGCATTATTGACAATTACAGAAAGCGATACACTCGACTTACAGGCATCTGCATACAACTTCAGCGTAACGGCACTAGATGAAGATGGCGCATACACTCCTGCATATTCAAACACCTACTATGGCGTCAGCGGTACAGCTGAAGTTAGAAATGATGTTAATCCAGTTCTAAAGCCAACAGCAGAAATTACTAATTTTCAAGTGTTTAGAAACCCTAATCCAGATGCACTACGTTATGAATTCTATAGCGGAGACATTCCAGCTAACGCAGGATTTAAGAGCAATGAAGGCTTACATACTGCGGCAATCTACATGGACGGATTTTCAGGCACGTTAGAAGTGCAGGTTAGTTTATCCAATAGTCCTGCCAATCCAGGTAACGCCAATCAGAATTTTACCAGCATACAGAGTTTAGACTCTGGTGCAATCAACAATGATTTTGTCACAGTGAATTCACTAACATACGACAACTTCACTGGCATTGATTACGTCAATTGGACAGGTAACTGGACCTATGTACAGTTCAAATGGGTACCAATGCCAACTACTGAATTTGGTAATCTAAACAACTTTATACCACCAGGTGGTATCAACAACCCACTAATTAATCAACCGTTTTATCCAACCGGAAAGATTGACAAGATCCTCTACAGAAGCTAAAATAGTTGCATGAATCTGATTCAGGCAACCTTAACAGCATCCTTACCATCAAAAAGAAAACAAACTCCTAGCGGGTGGATTTCTTTCAATGCGCCTTGCTGTCATCACAGAGGTGAGAAAGCAGACAAACGTAAACGTGGCGGCATTTTAATGAACGCTGATGGTTTCCAGTTTCACTGTTTCAACTGCGGATTCAAGGCAGGATGGCAACCTGGAAAATTACTGAGCAAGAACACAAAAGATCTATTCCGCTGGATTGGTGTTGCTGACTCAGATGTATCGAAATGTGCAATGGAAGCACTCAAGAGTAGAGATGAGATCCAACAAGCACCAGTACCAAAGCATTTTGTAATTGAGCCTAGAGAGTTACCTCCTAACTCAATGCCAATGTTAGAATTGCTTGAAAATGGTTGTACAGAAACAGAATTTTTAGATGCTGTCGAATATCTAATAAACAGAAAAATTGACCTAGACTGGTTTGACTTTCACTGGACTGATGAAGCAGGATACAAAGACCGAGTGATTGTGCCTTTTTACTTAGAAGGCAAGGTTGTAGGCTACACAGGCAGAAAAATTCGTGAAGGCACACCAAAATATTTGACTCACGTTAGTCCAGGCTATGTGTTCAACTTAGACAATCAAACCGATGACAGGCAGTATGTGATTGTAGTCGAAGGACAATTTGATGCTATTGCCGTCGATGGAGTGGCCATTGGTCATAATGAACCAAATGAGGCACAAATTGCCAGAATTAACCAACTAGGTAAGACCGTGATTGTTGTTCCTGATCAAGACAAGCCAGGTGCTACAATGATTAAGATTGCACTGGAACAAAACTGGTTAGTAAGTTTGCCCGAGTGGGGAGACGATGTTAAAGACGTTGCAGACGCTGTTAAGAAATATGGCAGAATTTACACACTTTTCACGATTTTGCAGTACCGTGAGACGAATGAGATAAAAATACAACTACTAAAGAAAAAACTAGAGAAACACAATGGCTGATCAAATTACCAACTATACCTACGACATTCAAAAACTTTATATCGAAATGTTTATGAGCGATGCTGACACGTTCATGCGTTGTGCAAACATCTTTGAGCCTGAGAATTTTGACAGAAAATTGCAGGAACCTGCGAGCTTTATTAAAAAGTATGTAGACGAATATAAGGTAATGCCGGAGCCGCAGATTGTTAATGCCAGCTGTGGATTGGACTTGAATCCAGCGGCATTGCCAAAAGAAAACTACGAATGGCTGATGAATGAATTTGAGAATTTTTCACGTCATAAGGGGTTAGAAAGGGCAATTTTAAAATCAGCTGACTTGCTGGAAAAAGGCGAGTACTTTCCAGTTGAGAAATTAATCAAAGACGCAATTCAGATTAGTTTGAACAAGGACATGGGTACAAACTACTTTGAAGATCCGAGACAGCGACTTGAAAGTTTGAAGAACTCAAACGGTCAAATTAGCACTGGTTGGCCATCAATTGACAAGAAATTGTATGGTGGATTTAATCGAGGTGAATTGAACATTTGGTGTGCGGCGTCAGGTGGCGGTAAGTCATTGTTCCTTGCAAACTTAGGATGTAACTGGGCCTGTAACGGTTTAAATGTTTTATACTTAACATTCGAATTGAGTGAAAATTTAGTGGCGATGCGTATGGATAGTATGATGACTGACATTCCAACTCGCGAAATTTTTAAGAGTCTTGATGACGTTGAACTTAAGGTTAAGATGCTGGGCAAGAAGTCTGGTAGCGTACAAATCAAGTATATGCCATCAGGTAAAAATGCAAATGACATCCGTGCATATTTGAAAGAATATCACGTGAAAAAAGGCTATGAGCCAGACATTATTTTGATTGACTATTTGGACTTGATGATGCCTATGTCAGTTAAAGTTAGTCCAAGTGACTTGTTCGTTAAGGACAAATATGTGTCAGAAGAGTTGCGTAACTTGGCAATGGAAACACAGGCAATTGTGTGTACTGCTAGTCAGTTAAATCGCTCGGCTGTTGAAGAAATTGAATTTGATCACAGTCATATCTCAGGTGGCTTATCTAAGATTCAAACAGCAGATAACGTGATTGGTATTTTTACAAGTCGTGCAATGAAGGAACGTGGACGCTATCAAATCCAGTTTATGAAGACACGTAACTCATCAGGTGTAGGTCAGAAAGTTGACTTGGAATTTGACGTTGATACACTGAAAATTAAAGACTTGGGTGATGATGAGCAGGGTAATGCAGGTAGTGGATTTAAATCACAGGGCTCAACTATCTATGAAAACCTAAAGAGAACTTCTGCAAATATTGATCAATCTACTGGGGAAATTAAAGATCCTAATGAAGGCGTATCAGTAAACAAGATTAAGACTAAAACTGGACAGGCAGGCATTCACGCTATCCTAGCAGGCTTAAATTCTGAGAAAGATTAAAATAGTTCAGCTATTTTATTATTAACACATTCTTCAATGGCACGTTGCCATTGCTCTTCGCCGGATCCAGACAATACTAGTTCAGTGGTTGCTTTCGTAGTTAACCATTGATGGTCTGGAGTCCACGGCGGAATTCCACTTTGTTCGCCATCTAGTTGCCCAGCACTCCAAGCCGCTAATCCAACCCCAATGCGCCACATTTCTGGACCTTCATCTGCGGCTATTGCGGCCAACACACTCATCTCGCCCGTAATACCTAAATCTTCAGTAATTTGAATAGTACTGCTGGAAAACCAATCCATCGTGTGTACTACGTGTACACGAGTTTGTTCTACAGGGCCACCTAAATAAACTGGTCCGCCCTTACCCGGAATTTTTAACAAACGTTCTGGATAATCTATACCTGCCGCACTCATAACTGTTTGCATGCCAACTTGTGATGCTTCTTTGTTGACCACAACTCCCCACGCTCCGGCTGGTCCGTGTTGTGCTATTATTACTACTGATTTTTGAAAGTGTCCGTTACTATTTTTAGGTTGTGAAACTAACACTTGTCCCGCTAGGCTTTTAAATGTACTCATAACAATATTTAACCCATAAATACATTATCATGAACATCTTTGAGTTTCAACCGCCCGTAGCAGTACACAATAGACTTAATCCTAAACTATGGATTAATCGTCGTCTACGTAAAGACGTATACAAAGCCCTAATGCGTATTGCAGGCGAGTTTTACAAGAGCCTAAACATCAATGTCAAGCCCGTTGATATATTAATTACAGGAAGCCAAGTTAACTATAACTACGGCCCGGATTCGGACTTAGACCTTCACCTAGTAGTAGACTTTAGAAGCGTAGACTGCGAAGGTGGAGCACGTGAACTGTTTGATACAAAGCGCAATATTTGGAACCAGGATCACGATATTACTATTCACGATATAGATGTAGAATGCTATGTCGAGGATATCAACGATAAGACTGTTAGTGCTACATATAGCCTACTGCACAATCGTTGGTTAGAAGAGCCCCCAGAACCTGAAACGGATTTTGATGAAGATCTAATCAAGAACTATACTCAGCACTGGGAACATAAAATTGATCAAGCTGTTGAAACCGGTAGCTTGAGCAAGTGTCGTAAAACACGCATGGACCTGAAGAAGTTTAGAGTTAAAAGTCTAGCCAAGGGCGGCGAGTATGATGAGGGCAATCTTGCTTTCAAAGCACTTCGCAACTCGGGCTATATTGAAAAACTAATGTCAGCTATTCGTCACTACGATGATAAACGTTTAAGTATATAAAAAGGAAAAACCATGAAAAAGTTTTTAATCGCATTAAACATTGTAATTTGGAGTCTTGTTGCGTTTGAAGTGGCACACGCTGAACCAGCGAAAAAACCAGTAGCCGCTAAGAAGGCCGCTAAGAAAGCAGAAGCACCTAAAAAGGAGCATCCAAAATACGAACACCAGAAAGCAGAAAAGAAGAAAGTTCCATTGCGCGATAACAGCCCAATGCCAACTCCTCCAGGAAAATAATCCTGCAATTCAAAAGAAAAGCACAGTTAACGCTGTGCTTTTTTTACGGCTAAGCATAGACCTAGCTAAAATTCTTGAGGTTCAAAACTGTTCTTTTTGACGTCATTTAGGTTCAATTTTGATGTCTTTTTGAACCTAAACGGTTCAGTTTTAAGTGGTTTGATGCCAGGGCGGCGCAACGTTAGCATTGACCGTAGACTGCATATCTGCCTGGTTTAGCTGTACAATTAGTCGATCTGTAATTGTAGTAATAGCATCTTCATCTATTTGCTCTTCTACCCATTGTAGAGCCTGTTCTGGTGTAATTGATTCAAAGGGCACAAACTCGCCAGGCACAGGTGCTGGAAAATCCACATAACCGTAGAATGGTGCAGAGTTGCCCAAGTTGTCCTTGCCTATGATTGTAAAGAATGCTTTGGTTACTACGTTTTCAAATCCGTTCAATTCCGGAGTACGTTCAAAACGTTCGATAACCCATTCAAATGTATACTGTTTGTCCATAATATATCCTCTTCCAATATTTAGTTAAATATAAGATGTTCCCAACAACTATTATTTCAGCTTTCAGCAACAATGCCAATCGTCTAGTCGAAACCGAACCTTTTGTGCTTACAGAAGCGGCATTGGCAGAATTTGGTATTGAAGTCAACCGCCGTCACATGCCACAAGACGGACGCACAGGGCGTTCAGTGCTAGTAGGACAAGTTGAAATGGATTTCCTACAAAAGGCTTGGGACGTACTATTAGAGTTTCAACACTTTAAACAAATGGATGATCTAATGCGCCGTCGCTATCAGTGGCACGGGCATGTCTGCTTAGATCAAACGGTCAAAATCCGCTTGGATATGGTTCGCTACGAGCCAGCTCTAGGTTGTGTCAATGTATGGTGGGATTGCAGTCTGGTTGACGCAGACACCGACTCTGTGTTATGCTCATATCAACGATGCCAGCGTTGGTATACAGAGTAAATATACGCACTTAATTACAACTAGAGGATACTATGGATTTACAGCCTTTGGGCCCTTATCAGCCCGCACCTTGGAAGCCAGGACAACCTGCAACATTTAGCCAAACATGGACATTTGGCGATATCATCTACTCACTAATTCCTATTAAACTATTAGGTGGCGGTGAATTCTACTTGCGCCTAGAAAACCTAGACACACTTTGCCGTGATGTTATTGGATGGCCCGATGGTGGTACGCACTCAGGTCGTATGACCCAAAAAGACTTTGATCTTCTAGCACCGCTTATCGAAGCACAGCCATACATTAAAAAGTGGGCTCCATGGAACGGTGAAGCTATCACTCATCCACTGGACAACATCTGCTGTTGGTTCTACGGTAACGTACATGACAAAGGTCACTATGGACGCATCTACGCACACGCTGTGGGCCTAGATCCAGATCAGTGGGAACCAGCTGTTACCCAGCCTTGGTTGTACAATGTCAAGCCCAGAGACTTGGGTAGCAAGCGTATGGTTATCAGTAAAACTGATCGCTATGGTAACGGACAAATTGCTCCAGCATGGCAACGTTTCAAAGAGTCAGGTTGGAATGAGCAGGCCTACTTTGTAGGTACAGCTGAAGAACACTCAAACTTCCAAGACGACTTTAAACTAAAGATTGAGCACTACAAGACCAACGACTTGCTAGAGCTAGCAGAAGTAATTGCAGGCTCACAGTTATATATTGCTAACCAATCAGTGGGTATGGCAATTGCTCAAGGATTGGGAGTAGCGTTCTGGTGTGATTATCGTAAAGATAACTGTACGCTAGAAGGTTGCGAAACTTACTTTAAACGAGATAATGGATTTTATTTCTAAACACGACATTTGGGTACTGTACATGTTCATAGTGGTGTTTGCCATTACACGTGCAGTACACTATGGTCTTATCTGAAATCCCTTGGATAGAAATCAACGGACTAGGGTTTTATCAAGAAGTTGTTGATGGAGACCCTAGAGATCCACGCTGTTGGTTGTATATTAGAGGACCCAAGGGCACAGTCCGTGCTTGGGATATCGGCTACATTACTCCAGGCTACTATGAAGAGCGTCCCGGCTATCTATGGGGATTATACGAACTTATCTTAACCACCATAGACGGGCACTATCACTGTTGCTTGTCTGGTAAAGTTTGGAATCTCTGAAGATCACGTTGCTGGTACCACGCTAGCCAAGGACTCACGTGAGCAAACGCCATAACGAACCACATGGCGGGCATTTCCCAAGTGGTAAACCCACATACACTAGAGCCACCCATTAACACACTATACACTCCGCCCAAGAAGAACAAGGGTGCCGGTGATAGGCTAAAAAATAAATTAACTCGTCTACGCATTGTGTAACCTCACTGGTGGCATGCCCAAACCCGGTCTAAGATCGTAGGCATCACTAGCATACGGACCGTTACGATCAACCCAATGTAGAGTCATGATCAAACAACTGGTGCCCTCAAAGGGTTCACGCCAATGTTCTACTTCTCCGCCCTTGTAGGTGTAAGCATCACCGGGTGCTAGTGTAACTGCTTGGCCCGCCATATAGATGGGCCACGCTGTGGGTTCACAGTGGATCATGACTGTTGCAGAGTATTCACAGCTAGGTCTATCACGATGCGGTTTAAGTTCAGCACCAGACCAGTGATAACGAGCGTAGCTGTAACTAGGCACTAGATCACAGGCCCATACTGTACTAAAACGTGGAGTCAGTAGTGCCAACATGGCTTCTGTTATGTGATTACCATATGAGTCCCAACAGTTGTTGACCATAGTGGGATCAGGCGAGTAATGATTGTGATCACTAGGATCAACTCCGTCTCTGGTGTACTGCGACAAGCGAGCTAGATCTAGGGTAACACGTATAAGATCTAGTGTACGGAGGTCTAATAATGATGGAATTAAGTGCATAGATTTTTACCAAATTTGTGGGCGCATTCTTACAAGGATCTCGCGAAGCGTCGGCTAAAAATTTTTTCGGGAGACTTAAATACCTATACTATGCCAAAACCTACAGATAACCTATGGCCCAGAGTAGTCGAGCTAGCCAACTTGATACCTAAACGTTACCAGGATCCTCACCAGCAGGCCCACTACGAAAAGGGTTACTTAATAGCGGTCCTCAACAGTCTCTATACAGAGTGTTATGATGTACGCACTCTAGTCAAGCATAAGATCACCACTATGAAGGATCCCCATCCTGAAAACTCTAGGGACTCTTGGTAAAGCCCCAACGCACTCGCAACCAAACTCGTTCAAACAGATAGTGTACTAGAGTTAGAATAACGTGTATAACCACAGCTGATGATAATCCAGTCCAAATGGCTGTGATCAATAGAGCTGTAATTCTATAGCTGATGGTACGGGCAAGTGTACGAGCATGTGTTTCTGTCATAGTACACTTAATTAGCCCAGCGTAATAGAAATAGTGTACAATCTTGAGCTCGAGTAAAAGCCACACATGCTTGACAATAGGCCTGCTCTTCTAGACTGGCATAAACCCAATGACTGTAGTGATCGCCCACATACTGCTTAAGCCAAGACTCTAATAGATCTACACTTAGTATCCAATCCTGCTGATGCTGTCGAACATCAATTGGCCAGGGCACTACTGCACGATATGGAAAGTAGGGATCTACGGGATGGTCGATTAAACAACGCATGTGAGTATTTAATTACTCGCCCTTAACTCGCTCGCAAATGCCCTTGATTAAGCGATGACGCTCACTAGACTCTACACGACTAGTACTAATGCGTTCTATATCCTTAATGGCTATTTCTAATGTGTCTATACGATCTAGTGCAGTATAATAGCGTTCGCGTAGAGTGGTAGCTTGTAGCAAGCTGAGTAACTTGAATATGACTACAGTGATCCAATTATACACTAGGTAATCCTGTAGCTAGATCTAGCCCGGGATCTACTAGCGGGCAACAGTGACTGAAGCGTAGTAGAAACTCTGTATATAGTGGGCTAGTGGGGTCAATCCAAAAGCGTGTGCGATTTAGATGCAGTTCGCACAGGATCTGATTATCCTGTATAAAGGCAAATACAGCGGCTAGGTTAGGATCCTGTGTGAGTATATAGTGTTGATGCATACTAGTAATTATACTGAGACCGGCTACGAGCCAGTAAAAAATTTACTGCGCAAATTTTTTTGGTGCCCGATTTCGTTTAGTGCCCGTAAAAAAATTGGGTGCAAAAAACTAAGGTCCTGGAGAACCTAACCCCTGGTGATCTAGTCTAACTGGTGGTATTTACGGCATGCGCAAAAGTTGCGCAACTGTTGTGATGCAAGAAGACACCTGGGTACCCCCTGGTGCCTCCCCACCTCCTCCACTATGCCAACTCTTCGTCCACCGGCTTCAGATCAAAGTCAAAGCCTTCTGCTTCTAGCTCTGCAATAGCTTCGTTGAACAAGCTCTCGATCATGCGTACATTGTTGGCCGTGCGTATGTCCTTCTTACGCTTACGCAATGCGCTACCCTTTACGTACATAAGCGCATGATGCTCTGCACAGTACAGCGTACCTTCTACTAGAGTCTTGCAAGCACAGTAGGGAGGAGCTCCCCTAACTGTGCGTGGATCATATGCAGGCCCTAGGTATGTACAGCCGTAGGGCTTAAGGGTCACATAGTCTTGATCGTTACGTGCTGTGGTGCTCATGCTTAGACCCTCCGCATACATGTAGTCTTAGCCATAGCTGTCCAGCTGGTAGGAAAGCTCTTGCGCAGGTCTGCTAGCTTGAGTACCATACGCAAGCTCAGCTCACGTAGCTTGTCTGCATTGCTGACTACGAACGAGACGATCTCATCCTTAGCCACTTCGGGCTCGTTGAAATCATATGCATCCAACATGCCATCGTTAACGATCTGCTTGATGCGCAGGATCTTCTCACGTGTGGTATCCATCTGCAGATCAATGTAGTGGCAACGGCTTTCCAATGCATCCAAGTGATCACGCAGACGTTTACTCTTAACGTGTTCAAACTTGATGTTGGTAATAAAGATAGCGGCACCCTTGAACTCAAACTTATCGGGGATGCCTTCTGAACGCAAGAGTCTGCTATCAGTATTCCAAGCAATGGTACGCTTCTTAGAACTGTCCAATGCACCCTTTAGGATGTTCAAACTCAAGTCTTCCATAAGGATTGAGTCACAGTCGTCAAACACTAGAACGTTCTTAGCATCAGCAAACTCGTAGAGTTTAGCATACAGGCCCAATGCTGACATTGCACCCTTAACGATCTCATACTTGGGCTTACGCTCGCCTAAGACATTAAACAGATCGTCCTTAGACAGTACTTCTTCTACACCAAAGCTCTTACCTACGCCTGGGGGACCTGATACGATCATAGCACGTACATCACCTGTCTTAACAGCCTTGGTCATCTCAGTGAGGATCTCAAAGCGTTCACGGAGTCGCTCTACAATCTGCTCGTCCGTTTCCTGTGCTACTTCCTGCTCACGTGCCTTGATAGCATCCGTATCGAACTCAAGTACTGTGGTACCGGGCATTGCCTTTTTTGCTTTTGCTGTAGCCATTGTGTGTGCCTTTCTAAGTTAAAAATGTATTATACGATCAAAGACGGAATTTGTCAAGTAATACTTGAGCTTCTTGTGTGGACTCTACTTCGTCACAAACGGCCAAGATCATCATCTCTACTACCGTTTGGGCTTCCTGTCTCATTGTAGGGTGTAGGGCTTTGATGAACGCTTCTACTTCGGGTTTAGAGTTCATCATCCACATGACATCAGCCAGCGCCCTTTGACGCTGATTGAGCCCTTCTATCTGTACCTTGCTCATGCTACCGCCTTCAAACGGATTACGAATCCGCTATAGTCTTTCTTAGCACGACCCTTAGCCTTCAAGCCAAGCATCACACCTTTTGGATCTAAGAAGCGCAAGTCTGTTTCGTCTGCACTAGGAACGCCTTCTGGGATCTCATCGTATACTGCAACCACGCTCATGCCTTGCTTGAGTGCTTCTGCCACATCTGCATCGTTGCCATCAGCCTTACTGAATGTCAAGTGGTAGTTCTTGTACTTGGCTACCTTACGGCCTAAGACCTTAGTGTAGTCGTAGAACTGAACGTCTGGAAACAATTCAAAGATGTTCTTGTCGTTGATAGTGTACTTCTCCCAGCTCAAGTCTGATGTGCCGTTCAAACGAAACACTGGAGTCAAACCCTGTTTAGCCGCGAACTTGATGGCCTTTTGAATGTCTGCGTACAGATCGTTCATGAAGTAGTCGCGAGCTTCAAAGAAGTACTTGGTCTTGCGGATACGTGCCTTTTGGATCATGTTCGTATTCTCACCCTTCTTGAACATGCCACCACGACCGGCAGTATTAAGGCAAGCGGCAGTACAACCAGCGGTGCGCTTTGGGCAAGTCTCTTTGCCTGACAAATCAGCAGGAGCAAGGTGCAGGATAAAGCTCAAGTAGCCGAGCTTCGTGCCCTTTTGGATTTTAGGATTTGCTGTAGAAAGTAGTTTGAACATGTTCGCTCCGTTTGTTTAGTGTATGTGTGTATTATACAAGGTTTTACTAACCTTGTCAAGCCCCAAAGTAGAAATTTTCTGGTTCTACTTCTTCTAGTGGCAATAAAACAACGGCTGGGTAGGCAATACGCCCATCCCACTCTAACTGACTCTTTTCGTAGGCAGTCATGAAGTCATCAGCCACTACACCGTAGCCCACTAGGTAGTTACGGCTACCAACATCATCCCACTCGATGCGCTTACGAAGAACCTCCACCAACTCATCGATGTGCTCATCGTTAGGGCGCTCGTTGCCCAGCTGATAGAAGTAGTCCTCGCCGCCCTTCATCTTCCAGTACTGTGGGCACTCACCCTCACCATTCCAATCGTGAGCACCGTAGTTTTCCATGTATTGTGTAGTGATATGCAATTTCATTTGAGCTCCTAATGTTTCAGTGTATGTGTACATTATACCTTCAGAAGTTGGTTTTGTCAACCGGTTTACGAACAAAATCCCAGTCGGTGAAAGAGTGTTGTTTTTATGCCACACCAGCTAGATATGGTGGCCGGGTCCGTCCATCCCGTTGCCTTCGAAGTTTTATTATACAGTTGGTTTTACCATTTGTCAACCCCTAATTTAGAATAAGGTGAACCTAGCGTATCTCCCGATAGGCTAGGTTCTGGGTGCCGGGACACTACCCCCGGACTTGGAGCGAATGTCGCTTGTGCGACTCGGTCTGAGTTTAGAGCGTGATGCCCATTGCGCGAGCTTTATAACCTAAGGCTACGATCTCACGGCTTGGCTTGCCCAACTCATATTCTGTAACTTCAACACCGTTGGCAGACTTGCGTGTGTTTGCATACACGGCATAACCTGCTTGACGTAGGCGGCTTGCTTCTGCGGCCAAGTTACCGATACCGGCCTTCTTAGCTTGTGATGCTGTCAACTTCTTACCAGCTTGTAATTGTTGAAATACCTTACCTGTTTTAGTTTCTAAATTAATACGTTTCATTATTGTTTCCTCTATAGTTGTGATGTGTTCGCACATCGTAATAATATTGTAACACCTACGCCAGACCCTGTCTAGCCTTTTGGATCTTTTCCTGTATTGCGATCTCCCAAATGCGGTCTAGATTGGTATTACTGGTTTTGTCAATCATCCAATGATAGAAACTATCGAACAAGGGCATAGACATAGGTGCTTCTTCAGCATTCTCCCACCAATCGTAATTGATCGTAGGGCCTGTGTCCTTCTTGTTGGCCTGTCTAAGCCCTGTGTCCTTCAATCGGATCGTGTGCTTCCACTTGCGAAGGATAATGGCTTCAGCTTCTGTCCAGTGGTTGTGTGCCCAAGAGTCCGGCTTAGATCGTTTGATTGCTTCACGAGCCGAGTCAAGCCTACGACCCAAGCACTCGAGTTCGTATGCCGCATTACCCCAGTCCTTGTAGAACTCAGGGGTAATGTACTCGGTCTTAGTCTTTCTTTTTAATCGAAACATTAGCACGGAAGAACGCTCCTAGAACGATAACTGCGAACCAATTGGAAAGGGTGTAGGGGATTGCCAGGGCTGGGAACAGGGTATTGAATGCCCAGATAGTCAACAAGGGACCGATCAGGATCAACACGATGGCAAACACTACGATGCCGACTACTGCGAGAATGGTTTTCATTTGATTTCCTTAATGTGCTTACAGTCGCCACGGAATTGAAAGCCCGGGCAAGTGCAAGTCTTTTGTTCTACATCTACATAATACACTGAACCTTTGGATCCAGCAACCTCAATCAACTCCGACTTCTTGGGTTCGACTTTGAACGGGTTGACCTTTAGCTTCTCAAATGTTCTACGGCGTGTATCAAATCCTTTGATTGGGTTCTTGAAATAGAACGGTACAGTCTCGCCCTGCTTGATGTAGGCTACGAGCTGTGTACCGTCCAGGAGGTACGTGTGATTAGAGCAATTAACATCACCCCAATCGGTAGTTTCACGTACCGCTTCCATTACATCAACGCTGGTTCTGCATCAGCGAGGATGGTGGCAGAGTCAACCACTGCCGGAGTCTTCGTTGCTTTCTTAGCAACAGGCTTAGAGACCTTAGCCTTAGGTGCAACGTCAACACCACGCTTATCAGCCGCGGCTTCCAATGCGGCCTGCACTTCTTTGTTGCCGTTAGCGAAATCGATGCTCATCAAATAAGCTACGATGTCTTCTTTGACCATCGGGTTCTTCAACTCGATGATATCAATGTCCTTGTGACCGTTCTTGGCAAGTACTTTGACGCGAAGGGCATCATTACAGAAACGAACCTTGAACTCACCGTTCAAACGTGAAACACCTGCATGTGAAAAAGATTTTGACATAATTAATAACTCCTGTGTGTGTAAAAAGCGTTAGAACTATTTCTAACTGTTAATAGTATACTACCAAACTGCCCAAATGTCAACCCCTAAGAGTTAACTGTTACGAATGGGCTGTAGGGTTCTTGTGGCTTTTGTGCCACAGTCATACGCACCCAACCATCTACGATTTTACCAAGCTCTGTAGGAACTTCGAACTCGATAGTGTCGTCCTCGCCCGTGTACTCGTAGTCCGGGTCTTCATATGTCTGTGCAAATTTACTCATTTAGCCAACTCCTGTGATTGTGTTTTAACTGTGTCAACGCCCTTGTCCAGCATCTTGGCAATGCCGCCGAATCCTACTGTGGCTAACACCAGTCCAAAGATTGTTCCTGCGATAAATGCTCTCATTTGTCAAACTCCTCTTCACCCATTTCAGTTACTTCTTCTTCCAACACCATTACATCAATGATGCGGGCCGTTTGATCTTCGTTGCTCACACCCTGGAACGCTGTGCGGAACGATTGGTACTCGCCCAGGAAGTCATAGACATCCTCTCGTTCCCAACCTTCAGGCACTTCAAGTTCTTGCCGCAAGATAGTGGTCAAATAGACTTTCATTCTGTGTACTCCTCTTGAGTGGCTTTCGCCTCTGCCATTGTCATCCATACACCGTCTGTAGTATAGCAACGCACATACCATACGCCGTCTGTGCGCAGGATGTAGTCGTATTCTTCTTGCTGGCAAGTGTCAAAGTACTCGTCTGCGTTCTTGTAACTACGAGCTACACAACCGCTTTCGCCGCGATCACGTCCGTAGAACGTACACATATCTTCAGTCAGTGCCTTGTAGCCTGCTACTTCTTCAGCTCGCAGTTCAAACTGGCTAAAGGCGTGCTTCTCACCAATGTTAGGGCGCAGGCTTGACAAGTCGCCTAAGTCAATAAGCTCGCGCAGTTTAAATGGATCGGAGTAGTGTTCTGCAAGGATAGCGCCGTTGTGTGCCAAGTAACCGTCCCAGTGACAGTAGACCTGCCCAACTGTGCCGTCTGCGTACTCTAGTGCGATAGTGCTTCGTGTTCCCATTTCTCTGCTCCTTTAGTGTCTAAGTGCTGTTAGTATAACACCGGTTTTACCAGTTGTCAACCGTTTTATGCAAATATTTCTTTAGAAAGGATCTTTTCGTTGACGATCTTGTGGCAAGTGTTCATAACCATAAAGGCTATTTGGTAAGCCTGGGCACGTTCCTGCTTATTGCTCAAGCCTTCAATGCGGTTGAACATCTCTGTGAGGTTGTCTTCTGTAACGAACAAGTCGTTCTTGGGGATTGGGTTTTCTACAATGTTGTACATAGTTCGCTCCTTAAGTGTTTAAGTGTATAGTATA